TTAATGCGATGATTGCATAGTTAGCCATGTCAACGAATGAATCTTCAAGAGATTCATTGTTCGGCTCTCTATTCTTGTATATCAGATTCTTCAAACGTTCTAGCTTGTCTGACATACGAACCATCAGCCCATTGGTTGCGCCACCTGGCGCATGCCAGATGTTGAATGGACCATAATCAAGTTGCTTCTTAACTAAGATAGAAAGCAACTCGTCATATATTTTCTGAGCATCCTCTTCAAATTCAAGGATGGTTGTGTCTTCCGCCAAGGTAGCCCCTTCTAATCGTCTAATGCTTTAATCAAATCTGTTAAAGCTTGAGCTCCTTGGCGCACAATTATACTATTGATGTCGCTATCAGGCGGTAGCGACACGCGGATTGCTTGAGGGATTGCATCTTGCAATCGTCGGGCTAAGTCCTGCCCTGGGTTAGACCCATCTTCTTTCACATCATTGTCAGTGGCAATGATTACTCTACCTATACCATCAAAACAACGTGAGAAATAAGGCTTCCAAGCGTTAACGCCAGCAACAGCGACAGCAGGATGACCAGCAAGGGTTGCAGATATCGCATCAATTTCTCCTTCAACTATTAACACCTCCCTTACTGCATGTAGTATCGCACCTACGTTATACAGATGGTGCTTCTGTCCTGTAGGTATCATGTACTTAGGGTCACCATCATCGATGCGACGAAACTTAAACCCAACTACACCAGCCTCTGTTAGATAGGGGATGGATAGGTGGTGCTTGAGTCTGTCTTCATGACCTGCCACTGGTTCCTTTACGTAACCAAGTTGGAATCTTTCAGCACCATCTAAGATGCCACGCTTCTCAAGGTACGCTTCGGCTGGTGAACCAGCCAGTGATTCATGATAAGTCTTTGCTGCTCGTGTCCAAAGTTCAATGAGCTTGGGGTTTGTTCTCATTTCTTTTCCTGCCTATGCACTATGAATGGGGCAGCAGTATACACATCGTTCTTTGCTGCGGTCTGCATCGCCTGCTTCCATGTTGCACCTACTGCCAGTGCGCCCAATGCCCACGATGAACCAGACCCTATGCCATACAGCCCATCGTCACGCAGGTATACAGAGTAGGAATCATCTACTTGGTAGATGGTTCCGTTAACGGCTAATAGTAATTCGAATCCAGCATCTGCATCATCTTTGTCTGGCACATAGCCAGACTCCTTGATGCATTCTCTAATGCTTGGAGCCACAGTTGTAATCATGAAATGATATTCATCTTTGGTGTTAGCTGGAATGGCTGGTGGTTTCCATATATGTTGAACCACATCACATGGCTGTACGTCACCAGCACCTGCGACTAACCACTTGCCACGTTTATTAATCTTAGTAACTATTGGATGAGAGTATGGTCTATTGCCAGCAGTGGTACGTGAATCAGCTACCAACATGCAGCCATTGTCCTGTTGAATACCAACGATAGTTGTCATTATCCAACCCTCAATCTTGGTGGAGTCCAACGTCCGCTGTTCTTCTTACGTCCACGTGATGGAGCAGACTGCTTGGACTCCTTGCCAATGTTCTTCTCTGCCCATGAACGAGCCTCTGGGTATGTTAACTTTTCACGACCCATGATTATCTGTATACCAGAACCACTTGCGTTACACGCATAACATACCCAGAGTCCCTTGTCTGAATTAACCGAAGCAGATTTACGTGAGTCATCATGTACAGGACACAGGATTGATTTCTCCCCACCGAGTGGCAAGGTCAATCCGTAATGATTAAAGACTGCTTCAAGAAATTCAGACTGATTCATTTTCTAATACCAATTCCTTTCCTGATGGAACCTGTACGCTTCGCACCAAGTATCGTACCTGTGAAGCACGTAGTCGTGTGCCTCCTGTGTTTGTTTTAGTAACGACCAACCTGGCTTGCCCCATAGGAGTTGCCAAGTTCCACGAGCCCCACTCTTTTTGTTGAGTGAGTCCTCGTTGTATCGACTCTCCTTGTAGGCTATGCGCTTGGCACATAGTCGTTCCTTGCTGTCGGTTACGAATTGAGCTATCGCATACTCCACTTTGGTTTCCTTGTCCATGGTGGACATGTAAACTTCTTTTGAAAGTAATGGTGATTGTGCATCGGCTGGTGATGCCAGCACGATTCCCATCGCCAAGCTCATCGTTAACATTAACCGCATAGTTACCTCTTTTCATTTTGTGAGCAACTGTTACTTGCTCACTGATGTCCATTGTAACCTGCCTGTTTTAGCAGATTGACCCAGAGTTCCGCAGGCATTACTGCATACGACTCTGAGATATTAGAAGTGCCACGCTTCTTAATTAAGACAACACCTGTTTCAGCATCCGCATGTGTCATCTCATCCTCCAGTTCCCGAAGGTACTGGGGAATCCTAAATGATTTCTCGTTCTTACATTCTATCACTACGCCATTGATGCCGTCGATGTCACCGACATCGTCGTGCCTACCTGCACCGTATGCACGTTCAGCACATGGGTATCCCATTGAACGCAGCCACTTGACTACGTCGCGTTCATACTGTGAGCCTTTGCGTTTAGCTGGTGTAGTCATTAGTATTCCAAACCGATATACCAAAAACCTAAATGCATATCGAAGTTGTATCTAGTAATCTGAAACCCTAGACCAAAGCCACGAAGTTTGCCATAAGAAAACCAAACTTTATTAAACAATATTTTTTCATTCATGTGTAATCTCCTGGTATTAGTGATTCTAGTTTTATGTTTAACCTGCGACGGATTGCCATTCGTTCACGTGGTGTAGCACCACCCCATAAACCATATCCTTCATGCTTAACTGCCCAATCAAGACACTGCTGCTTTACTTCACAACCAGCACATATCTTTTTACCAAAAGAATACATTGATGTATCACCTTCGTTTTCAGAATCTGGGTAAAAAAATTCACTACCGATTTCCCTGCATTGACCTTGTGTTAGGTCTGGCATATTCATCCCGACTCCTTTATGGTTGTTGCTTAATCCTATATATCTTTTCCCAATATTGTAAAGATAACTCGTCGGTAATTATTAGATGCTTAAATCTTTTGGATTTCTTTACACCAATATAATCAAGCACCTGCCACTTAACCCACATGCCCCATATAACTCTGTGCGGTTTAGCCATCCTTGAGGTCCCTCATTGCTGTAAGTAAATCATCTACAGTAATCAGGTAGCCCTTGCTTCTATTCGGTGGAATCTCGCAAGTAATCTCTCGACCAAAATTTTTGATTGCGTATAGTACGTGGTCTGTTGGAACCATAAGCACACCCTTCTCTAATACGAATGCCCAGTATTCTGCTTTGGTAACCATCACACCTGATGGTTCCCATGATTCGGTACGCATATACCAACATTCAACTTCTACGTACACGTTACCAGTGGAGTGCCATTTACGGTCACGTTTAACTTCTATTGTTTTACCTTGGGTCAGCAGTTCCTCTACTAAGTTCTCGCCTGCTTGACCATAACTAAAATCTAAATCAAAGCTTGAGTTGCCTACTGCCACTGACTTAATGTCCTTTGGCGGAACAGTTCCGCTGAGGAATTATAGAGAGCCATCTTGCTAGCCTCTGCTGCCAGTGTTACGTACTCCTCTGCATTTGGGTCAGCCTTACCATGACGATTCTTTACAACGGCAACGCGATAAGCGTTTGCTCCACTGTCTAACGCTACGCTCAATACCAATTCAGGTAGAGCAGCAACCTTACCCATCAACGCTTTGCGTGGTGCTGGATAGTTTGGCTTAGACATACGTTCATTCTCGGACACATGGTGTAGCACAATAAATGCTGACTCATACTCACGTGCCATATAGTGGAACGCTGACATTGCATCACGCAATGCAGTCCACTCATTGTCGCTAGCTGCAGCGACGTTCATTAAGTTATCTACATATACTGCTGTTGGGGCGGAGCCATGCAATTCAATCCACGCTTCTATCTCCTCTTCAATATCTTGAAGAGAAGGTGCTGGGTCGAAGGCGAATCGCACATGGCTCGCGCCGTCAGCAAGAGCATCCTCAAGGAGAACACTCGCATCTGTATCCATCAACTTCTCTACGTTAGCGACTTCCTTATCCATAATGATTGCACCTGCACGAGTTGCAATTGTTCTGGAGTCAGAGTCTGCTGATATGTAGAGCGATGGAACCTTAGATGTAATCGCGTACCATAATGCAAGTAGTGTCTTACCTCCGCCTGGTTGACCTGCAATCAAATGCAATTGCGCTTGACGAAAGGTAACTTGACTGGCTGTGAGTTGAGGTAGGATTTCTGGTAACTGAATACCAGCTGGTGATTCAACACCCACTACTTGCAATAGGCTACGCATGATTACTTAGCCCAAATAGTTTCGGCTTCAGTAACACCAGGCTTGAACGGCTTCGGTCCCTTGGCTGGGTCAAAC